CTACCAGCTGGTGATGATCAGCTCGCCGGTCCGGGCCTTGGACCTGCCGGCGCCGCCGACCTGGTAGTTGATGTCCACCCGTCGGATGGTCAGCCCGGCAAACGCCTTGCGCATCTCCGGGATGTCATTGACCGAGATGACCATCTTGCCCTTGATGGTCTTGGCCAGCTCGGCCATGCGCTCGTACTGATGCAGGCCGAACTCGACGCCATAGCCTTCGGTGCCCCAGTAAGGCGGGTCGCAGTAGACCAGGGTGTGCTCGCGGTCGTACTTCTGGATGCAAGCGGCCCAATCCAGGTGCTCGACGTAGGTGCTGGCCAGGCGCATATGCGCGGCCGACAAGTCCTCCTCCAGGCGCAGGAGGTTCAGCTTGGGCGCCGAGGTGGTCGAAGTGCCCAGGGTCCGGCCCTCGACCTTGCCGCCGAACGCCAGCTTCTGGAGATAGAAGAACCTGGCGGCCCGCTGGATGTCCGTGAGGGTCTCCTCTGGCGTGATTTGCAGCCACTTGAACATCTGGCGGCTGGTCACGGCCCATTTGAACTGCTTCACCAGCTCTTCCAGGTGGTGCTTGACGACGCGGTAGAGGTTCACCAGCTCGCCGTTGGTGTCGTTCAGCACCTCGACCTTGGCCGGCTCCTTCAGGAAGTACAGCGCCGCGGCGCCACTGAAGGCCTCGACGTAGCACGTATGGGCCGGGAACAGCGGCAGGATGTGCTTGGCCAGGCGGCGCTTGCCGCCGATCCAGGGCACGAGGGGTGATGCGGTGGTTTCAAACATCTGCAAGTCTTTTTCAACAGGTAAAAAGCTCGGGTAGACTCGCGCCGCCGTTGCAACGGTGAGGCGGCCTCGGGTCGACTTGCAGGCCTAATCTGCGGGTCGGCTGGCCAGGGCGGGCGCTCCAACGCCTTCCCTGGTCGCCGTCTTTCTTAAAGGGCTTTGCCGCCCTCGTCTTCTTCGATGCTGGCCTGGCAGTGGCCAGGGTCGATCCGGTTCAGTAGGCGGCACACCAGACGGCAGCCGCGGCACTCGCCGGCCCTGACGTTCTTGCCGAACACCGAGGACAGGGTTTCGTCCGGGTCGCCGAACTGAGCCGCCTTGGGGCGCAGCAACAGGTTCAGCAGCGGCCCGAAGAAGACATTGGCCAGCTGGTCCAGGGCGATCAGCAGGTTCCAGCCGTAGCGCTTGGCAGCCTCCATCAGCCCTCCACCACGTAGACCTGGATACCAGCGAAGCGCATCTGGCGATCCGCCGGCAGCGCCTCGTTCACCGTCGTCTCGGTGACCGACCAGGCACCGGACTCCCGAAGCGGTACCAGGATCGTGATCACGCCCTCGACCATGGTGGCGATCAGCACCTTCTCGCGACCGTCTCGGGAGCGGATCGGCATGCGGAAGGCGTCGGAGATGGGCAGCACCAAGCCATTCGGCCCGCGCAGCTCGGCGATGAAGGTCAGCGTGGCGCCGGCCGGGCATGTCACCTCGGACATGCCATGCACGACAGTGCGCGCCTGGTGCTCGGCATCAGCGGTGATCTGCGTGATCGCCAGCTCCGGGCGGAAGGTGACCACGGGCCTCTCGTAGACCGGTGGCGCCACGTTGGTGAGGTGCCAGCCCGCGAGGGTCAGCACCGCATGCTGACCAGCGGGAATGTCTGCAGGCGGTTGACGCGCCGTCCAGCCCGACGGAACGACCGAGTCGTCGGCCTGCTGCAGCGTGCGGCCAGTCCAGTAGCCGCCAGGCCCCAGCTCGAAGAGATTGATCATGGTGAGCGTTCCTTAGCGCAGGCGGGCCATCAGGCCCGGCAGGTACGGGAGGTGGGCATAGGTGGCGTAGTCGTTGGCCGGGGCATAGGTCCGCACCCGGAGCTTGCTGGGCGTGCCGGCCACGAAGTCCACGGCCTTCAGCTGGCCAGTCGCCGGGTCGTACCAGTTGTAGGTAGCCGACGGGTAGGCCAGGAACTTCGCGCTGTCGAGCGTGTCGCCGAGTCCGCCCACAAAGTTGTCTGCCGCCCGCGTGGTCCGCACCGCGAAGGAGCCTGCGACAGAGGCCACATGGAGGAAGTGCCGGTCGTTCGACGGCGACTTGTCCACGACCACTGCTTCTTGCCAGACGCGATCCGTCACCCCGTTCAGCGTCCCCACCTTTCCGCGCCCAGCATTCATGCCCCCAATCACGCTGGTCACGCCAGTGTTCATGTCGTAGCGCTGGCCCGTGGCCGCGTTAGCCAGGGTATTCGTGAGCAGCCGCCAGCCGACGTTGTCCTGGCCAGCGAGAACCTGGAGTGGCGTGCCTGCCCAGTTCGCCGGCATCTTCATGACACCGGTCGCGCTGTAGAGCCAGTAGTAGTTGCCGTCCCCGCCCTTGGTCAGAAACTGGCGCTGGCCTGCAATGGCGGCGATGTTGGTGAGCGCGATGGTCGAGGCCGTGTTTCCGCTGAAGCCGGCGCCATTGAAGGTGATCTTGTTGAGCCACCAGGTGGCGCTGGAGAAGCCCGCGAAGTGGACCTCGCTCACGCCGGGGGACACAACCCGGCCACCGAGCACCCTGCAGCGCTGGGCCGAGCTGCCGTCGGACGGGATGGCCTGCGAATAGAAGGTGTTGTTGGACGTGTTCAGGGCGAACAGGACGGCGGAAGCCGGGGAGGACTGGTTGTTCTGGACGCCGACGTAGTAGTACCCCGAGCCGCTGGCAGCCATCTCGGCATCTGCCGACACGGAGTCCAGGGTGACGTAGCCACTCGAAACCCCGATCAGTTCCTTCGGCGCGCTCCAGGTCTGGCCAGAGTCGCTGGAGAAGGTCGTGGCGATGGAGTACCGATTCGCTGCGGTGACGCCGACGAGCACGAGCAGGACGCGCCCCGCCCCAAACCACTCCAGCGACTCGGCCCGCCATTGGTTGGCGGCGGAGGGCATCGCCGGCAGGTCAATGACCTGCCAGTTGGCGCCGGCATCCGGCGAGCGCCAGAGGCGGTAGGCCGTGGTGTCCGTGACGCCAGTGCCATAGCTGACGCCCGCGGCGATGAAGGTGCTGCCGAAGGCCAGGAACCTCATCTGGCTGACGCTCTGGACGCCTGCCCGCATGGTCAGGTCCGTCGTCACCTCGGTCGGCGCGCCATTGAAGAAGCGCACGTCGCCCACGATCTTGGCCGCATCCGGATAGGTCGCACGAGACACCAGGGAGCCGTCGAGCTGGCACCAGCCAGGCGCCAGGATCGACGGATCGACCTGCAGTGCCGGCATCAGGGCGCCGGCCGGCGGCCGGGCCTCGCGGGCCGCGGCATAGGTAAGAGGGTCAAAGCCGCTCATGGATCAAACCTCCGTTGCGGTCATGCCGCTGAGCCGGCCACCGCTGTAGGCATAGGTCTCGGTCCGGGTGATGCCCGCATAGGCGATCACCATGGTCGCGACCGTGCCGTCGACGTTGTAGGTGACCGAGGTCACCCGGGGCTGGCCGGCCACGGTCTCCTCGATCCGCTCCGGCCGGGCCTGGGAGTCGTAGAACACGACCAACTGGGAAGCCTTGGCCACGTTCTGCAGGTAGTTCGCCTGCAGCGTGGCCTTCCAGGTCTCCAGGTCGGCCACCACCGTGGTCTTCCAGGCGGCCAGCATGGCCAGCGTGGTGGCCTTCCAGTCGGCGATATCGGCGCTGGCATTGCCCTGGTAGGTGGCGATGGCCTCGTTCAAGCCGTCGACGGCCGCGAGAGCCGCCTGGCGCTTGGCTTCGATCTCGCCCAGCTTGGCGCCTGCGCTGGCCAGGTTCTGGTTCATCTCCTCGAAGGCCGGGGCCAGCACCTCGTTGATGCGCACCAGGCCCAGGTCCGTCACCAGGCGGACGACGGCCTCCCAGCTGACCTGCAGCTCCTCGATGCCGGCCAGGCGCAGGTCCAGGTCCTGCCAGATCGGGTTGAAGTAGCGCTCGGACAGCGGGGTCTGGCCATCCCGCATCCGGTAGCGATCAAACCTGCTCGGCATGGCCTGCGGCGTCCTGGACCGGCTCGGCCTGGCCGACGCTGGCCCAGACCGTCTTGAGCACGTCGCCGCGCAGGTAGACCTCGTGGCCCGGGTAGAAGGTCTGGCCGAGCGCCTCGGCGCGCTCCTTCAGATGGACGCGGTACTGGGCCTCGTCCTTGATGTCGGTCTTCTTCAAGCTCATTGCTAAAGCCCTCTCGTGGTGTCAGCGGTTTAGGAGGCGATGTCAGTGCGTTCCACCACCACGAACGGCGCAGAGCCTGCCGAGCGCGTGCCGGTCAGCTTGATCTGGTAGCTGTTGGTGGCAGCGACGGTGAAGGTGAAGGTGAAGCGCTTGGCCTGGCCGTCCGGTTCGTCCTTCACGACGGTCGCGGACGGGGTGACGGTGCTGCCGCCCACCTTGAGCGCGCAGGCCAGCGCATGGTTCGCCTGGCTCCACTGCGCGACCACGACTTGAACCTGGATGCTGGTCGTGGTGGCCGCCAGGTTGCGGGTCTTGCCCCAGTGCGTCAGCGACACGGCCGCGCGGCTGGCCAGCAGCGCCTGGGGGCCGAGCTGGATGGCCGGGGCCAGGTCGCTGGTGCCGACCATCACCGCGCGCAGCGGCACGATGTCCGGCGCTACAGACAGGCGGTTCTCGGGGTCGCCGAGCTTGTACCACTTGCCCCCGACCTGGATCTCGTAGGACAGCTCGCAGCCCTTGGGCACGACCTGAGGCGTCGTGATCGACAGGTCCGTGATGCCGCCGGCCAGCGACACAGGGTTCAGGACGATCTCGGTGCGCGGCTGCTGGAACTGGGCCGCGTACAGCGTGAACATGATGTCCTTGGTCAGGTCGCCGGTGAAGTAGTCGCCGTCAGTGCCGAAGAACAGCGTGCCTTGGGTGTAGTTGTTGCCCGAGACCGTGGCCACGCGGTGATCGCCCTGGGTGATGATCACGACGGCATAGCGCTTGCCGGCCTCCAGCAGCACCGGGGGCACGGCGATGGCCGTCTCGGTCGGATACTTCTTCAGGTCTGCCCGCGCCACAGTGACCTTGGTGACGGTCTTCTCCAGGTTGGGCTTGCCGCCGTCGGTCTCGGTGATCGCGATCACCACGTCGCCCGAGCTGCCGATCTGGGTGAAGAACAGGCCCAGCTTGGTCAGCCACATGGCCGTGGCCACCAGCAGCGTCTGGGCGATCAGGGCGCCGTTGTAGCTGGTCGTGACGGTCTCAAGCGCGTAGGCCGTCTCGGTGTGGCTGGTGTAGTAGCCGTAGTAGCTGTACCAGCTGTAGTTGTAGCCGTAGTAGTTCCAGTACCAGCTGTTGTACCAGCCGCCGTAGTAGTTGTAGTTGTAGCCATAGTGGTAGTCCCAGACGGTGGTCGTGTACTGCCGCAGGACCTGGCTCTGGACTTGGTACTGGCTGATGGAGATGTCGCCGCTGTAGCCCGTGGTCTGGATGCGGGCCTTGGACTCATAGGCCGGAAGCACCAGGTCGGTGGCGCTGCGCGAGACGCCCGAGTCGTAGGGATTGAACAGCGAGAGCGGGGCCTGGGCCTGGGCGGCAAGCGGGAACAGCAGGCCGTTCTTCAACCGGGCGCTGTAGCCGACGCCTTCCGTGTCGGTCTTCGTCGCATCGCCGAAGTAGTCGGCCTCGTAGCTGGCGAAGGCCGTGGGCAGGTTGAGCTTGGACTTCACGCGCGCCAGGTCGTTGGCCAGCTCCACGACGTTGGCCCGGCTGGCCAGGTCAGCGGTCTTGTTGGCCAGGGCGGACAGGTCCGTGGCGATGGACGCAATGCGCGGTTCGGCCTGCGCGCGCCAGCTCTCGTGCTCGCCGATCCGCTGCTCATGGTCGCGCAGGTTGGGCAGGCGCGAGCGGACCTGCATCTCGATGCGCTCAATGCCGACCGGCGTCAGATAGACCAGGGCCAACGCCATGGTGTTGGTCTGGATCACGGGCGGCTGCGGGTCCACCGACTCGGAGCCGGGCAGCAGGTTCACGTTGCAGGCGTTCAGCCGCTGCATGGGAACGGCCTGCGGCTGTGTGGCGCCAGTGGTCAGGTCGACCAGGAAGTCGCGCGGCTCCACCAGGGTGTCGGTCTCCTGGCCCCACAGCACCACGGCCACGCATTTCTTGGTCACCAGCGGCAGGTACTGGAACAGGTTGAGGGTCAGCTCCTGCTCCGAGACGTAGACCTTGCCGTCGTTGTAGAAGCGCAGGGCCGCCACCGTGATCTCGGTGGCGCTGGCCGCCGCCACCAGGCCGCCGGTGAAGTGCAACGCGTTGGACACGGCGTCCTGCCGCAGATGCTGCAGGCTGTTGGCCGCGTGGACCTGAATGTTGTTGAGGTCCGCGCTCTGCAGCTCTTGGCGGTCGCGGAATTGAACGGTCTTTTCCATGGGGCTCCTGTGGTTCCTAGTTGCTGGTCCAAGCGCCGGCCATCAGGGCACCGGCGGGGTTCTGCTCGCCGGCGGTGGCCGGCTTGTTGATGGCGGTATCGACAGCGATGCGGTCTGCGGCTCTTGCCATGTCGCGCATCGCCTCCAGGCAGTCGCCGAGCTGCTGCTGGGGCTGGGCCACCAGGTGGCCGTGCGCGAAACGCCAGGCAGCCGTTGGCTGCTTGCGCCCCGTGATCCGCACGGCCACCTCGGCGTGGAAGGCCGGCATGGACAGCCGCCCTTCGTTCAGATGCAGGGACGCGGTGCGCGCCTGCTGCGCCACGTCCGGGTCGAAGAGGTACATGCGCTGGTAGAGCCGGTCACGCGCTGTCGACGCGGCGAGCTGGCCGCCCAGGATCTGGCCGGCGAACCGACCGTGAGCCTGGCCAGGCACGGCGACCTGGTCGAAGCGAACGTCAAGCGCCGTCAGGCCGGGCTGCACCGTCGCGCGGCGGACCGTCTCGCTGCTAGCCTGGTAGGTCTCGACCAGACGCAAGCGATAGATGCGCTTCGCGGCGTCGGACTTGGCCAGGTGGCGCGCGTAGCCGGTGCAGAAAGCCAGGCCGGCGGCCGAACCAGGCGCACGGACCTCGGTGACCGTCTCGGCCTGGCCGGTGTGCGTCGTGGTGGCACGCTCTACGGCCGTCAGCTCGGCTTCCAGTCCGCTGCGGGAAAGGTAGGCCCGCGGCAGGATGCGCTGCCAGGCGTCGCTGATCAGCGGGAAGGCAGCCCCGCCGGCATACGCCTTGTGCAGCATGGCCCCTTGCCGCTGGCCGACCACGCGGTGACGGTAGATGCGCAGCTCGGGATAGCGCGCGACGAAGGCGTTGCGCTCGGCCACCGACAGGGCCGGCGAGGCGAACAGCTTGGCCGGCGGCGTGACCGCGCGCTCCAGCCGGGCGCCAGCGTCAGCCGCCCCCAGCCGCAGGCCGGCCAGCGTGCCCTTGATCCAGTGCCTGGCCAGGGCGCCCTTGACCAGGCCGCGCCGTTCGGCGTCCGTGCTGGCGCGGCGCCAGGCCACCGTGTGACGTATGTGGAACTGGTCTGCCAGGTGCGGCAGCGCCGAGGCGGGTACCCGGTCAACGTCGTGGCTGATGACCGGCTGGACGTCCAGCTCGCTGATGCGCTCTGGCAGCATGGCCAGCGCGACCAGGTTGGAGTCCTGCGCCAGAGAAGGCTGGATCAGCACGTCAGCCATTGGCCACCCCGCCGAGGATGACCTCGATGGACTCGCAATCGGCCCACTGGTGCTCGCCCAGCTCGCGCAGCACCGGCAGCTCAAGCTGGACGCGATACACGCCCTGGACGCCCTGCAGCAGCTCCACGAGCTGCTCGGGCACCAGGTCGCGGCCGAGACGGCGGCGCATCTGCTCGGCCCAGTCCTGCAGGCGCTGGCGGGCCTGGGCTTGCGCCTCGACAGCCGCGGCGCCGGCATAGAGGGTCAGCCGAGCCCGGACCGTGAAAGCCACGCGCTCGGCCGCCACCACGATGACCTGGTCGGTCAGCGGGCGCACGTCGTCGCGGTTGAGCTGGACGCGCAGCTCGTCGAGCATGCCGGCGTCCACCACCCCGCCGGCCGCCAGCGCTGAGACGCGCACGCTGCCAGGCTGTTCCGAGGTGACTCCCACATCCAGGACATCCGGGCGGGCCGACATGGCGTGATAGCGATAGGCAGCCAGGCTGCCGCAGGCCGGGCGCTCAGCAGCCAGGCGCACACGGCCCCGGAAGCGCTCGTCGCCCTCGGCCTCGGTGCCGCCGTAGCTGATGCTGGTGTTGCGCACCGTGGCCGGCACGCTGAGCGCATCGACCAGGACGTTGAGCTGCCCAGCGCTGAGCCCATTGGCCTGCGTCCCGGCCTCCAAAGAGGCGGACCACAGCTCCACGGTCTCGGCTCCGGCCGGCGCGGTCGTATCGGCGAGGACCGCGAAAGTGAACGCGCCGCCCGAGTCCTGCACCCGCGTGCCGGCAGGGATCAGCACCGCTCCAGCCTGCGGTGCCAGGAACGTGAAGCGCAGCAGCGTTCGCGCCTTGGAGCCAGGCAGGCGCCGGCAGCCCTGCAGCTCACCGAGGTAGTCCAGGAACGGCGCGCGGGCGAAGGACACCAGGCTTTGCTTGCCGGCATCCTGGATGGCTTCGCGGGTGAGGCTTTCGCGATAGGCGACCAGGTCGATGACCAGACGCTCCACCTGGGCCGGGTACAGAGTGCGGCCGGTGAGCGTCTCGAACTGGGCGATCAGCTCGTTCACGACCTTCTGCGGATCGCGCTCGACGAAGGACGGGTCGGCCAGGCCGGTCAGAGGGAGCAGGCTCACAGGAACACCTCGGTCTGTTGCTGCTGGCCAGCACGGCGCCACACGACGGCCACGATTAGTTGGCCGGGATCGCCCAGGCGGGGCGTGATGCTCACCAGTTCGGCGCGGGGCTCGAAGGTCTCGATGGCATCCCAGGCCTCGCGCACGATGTGCGGGATGGCCTGGTCAACGGGATAGTCGATGTAGCGCCAGATGTCGCAGGCGAACTGCGGGCGCAGCGGGTCGCTGCCGCGCGGCGTGGTCAGGATCACCTGAATGCATTGGGCGATGTCGCCCAGCTCGGTGACCACGTCGCCGGGCTGGCCAAGGGCCAGCTGCCAGTCTTGCGCGGTGATGGTGTTCAGCGGGGTCATGTCGGCATCGTGCCGAGCGCCCCCTCGCTGATCTATTAAAGCGGTTGAATAACTAGCCGGCGAACACGTTGCCAGACCCGGTAGCCGGATGGCCGCAGGTGGCCTGGTCGCCGCGGCGGCAAACAGGGATGCCCTCGGCGAAGACGGTGGCCGAGTGCTGGGCCATCACGGGGCCTGCATGGGCGGCCGTTCCGTGGCCGGCCACGGCCGCGCCCTTGACGGCGATGGGCTTGCCGTTGACGAAGACCGTAGGAGCGAGCGCACCGACGATGGTGCCGCCTGCCGTGTCGAGATTGACGCGGGCAATGCCTGGCATGCTCAGCCTTCGTTCAGATGGATGGTGGCGCCGCGCATGCGGATCGGGCCGCCGGCTTCGATAGCGATGGAGCCGCCAGCCTTGATCTCGAAGTCGCCGTCGACCTGCAGGAGGATCTTGCCCACGCAGCGGACCGCCATCTCTCCGGTCGAGCGGTCGTATTCCACGGTGGTGCCATCCTTGAATCGGACGTGGCGCTTGTCCGGGCTGCTCACGGGCGGCTTGTCGACTGCCGAGTAGGTCGCGCACAGGATCACCCCGTCCTCGGCGAACTCATCCATCAGGCAGCGGACCTGGTCTCCCACGTCGACCATCCAGTAGTCCTTGTCCTGGTGCGTCTTGTGCATGCCGATGGGGATGAAGGCGGACTCCAGTCCGTCCAGCTCGTCGAATCGCACCCGGGCCTTGGCGGTGTCCGGATCGATTGCGCTGACCACGCCTGTGAGGAAGCGAACGCCGCCGATCATTTAAGGACCACCTTGCCGTTTTCCACCGTCGCCACCTTGAGCTTGGACTTGGCGTCGGCCTTGGCGCCCAGCTTGGTGCGCTTCAGCTCCAGCTCAGTCGTGTAGCCGCCGCTGCGGCTCAGCTCATGCCGCGAGGCGGCGACCTGGTAGCGCCCGCTGAGTCGGCCGAAACCCTCGACGCCCACCGAGACGCCCGCGACCAGGCTGGGATTGCCCCAGACCGTGATCGTGGCTGTCGTCGCCTCATCCTGGGCACGGTGCAGCGCGGCTTTGGACTTTGCGTGCGCCTGGGTGGGGTTCTCGGCGCGGGTGTTGAGGTTGAGGGAGTCTGCCGAGGGCTTGGCCACGACCTGGCCATCGCTGGCGACCTCGTAGGCGACGACCTGCTTGGCGTCGGCCTTGTGGTGCGAGACCCGAGCCTTCTTGGGCTGTTCCTTCACGCGGTCACGGAAGGTATAGCGCGCCATGTCCCCCGGATTCAGCGTCAGGATCTCGCTGGCCTCGCGCAGGGCGTCTAGCCGGTAGAACGTGAGCCGGTCGCCGCGGACGTTGAAGGCGTAGCCATACTCGCCCGCCAGTCGCTTCAGGAACTTGAGGTCTTCCTGCTGCAGCTGCGTGACGCGCTCGATGGGAATGGGCTCGATGTCGCCGATCACGTTGAGCTTGTGCCGCGCCGCCACCGTCTTGACGATGCCGGCCAGCGTGGTGTTCTCATAGGCCTTGGCGCGGGCCGTGCGCAGGTCCTTCATGACACTGGCCGCTAGCGCCCGGATACGGACCTGCGGGGGCGGGCCGTCCAGCTCGATCTCGTCGATGTCGAAGTCGCCGCAGTCCACCAGCGGCTCGCCCTGGTAGCCCATGCGCAGATTAAGGCGGTCGCCTTTGGTTGGGAACCAGGCATCACACCAGCGCCCGTCAGCATCTTCCACGTGCAAGTCCAGGCTGTCCGACTCGGCGCCTGCCAGGTTGTCGGTGTAGGTGACGGACAAGAGGAACGGCGTCAGGTCAGCGGTGATGTCGCGCCCGCTGTAGGTCAGCCTGAAAGTCGGTGCAGGAACGCTCAGCGCTTCCATGGCGGCAGGTCCTCGACGGGCAGTTCTTCATTCGCGTCGACCACGGGTACGCGCACGACCAGGCCGCCCGGCAGCTGCGGCACCAGGCGCAGGTGCTCGTTCGCCTCGGCCAGTGGGGTGATCAGGCTGGCGTCACCGTAGTAGCGGTGGGCGATCTGGTCCCAGCGGTCGCCCTCGGCCGTGACGTGGCTGATGTACTTCACCGGGTGCCTCCCTGCGTCATGGCCAGCACGCGGTTCGACGACTGTGCCAGGTCCCGCGCAGCGCCCATGGCCAGCGCGGCCTGGCTGGTGACCTGGGCCGGCATGCCCGTGATCGCACGCGCGGCCGTGCTGGCCGTGCTGAGCTGTCGAGCGGCCTTGCTGCAGTTCTCTGCGACACCACGCAAGGGGGTTCCCAGCTTGGGCAGGGAGGCGGCCGACAGGAGGCTGGACGCGCTGTCGGCCAGGCCGATCACCGGGCCGAGGTTGGGCAGCTGCACGGCGTTGCGCAGCGTGCTGGCCAGCGACTGGGCAGCGGCCTGACCGCGGGCGGCCAGCTGCTGCAGGCCGGATGCGGTGGGCAGCTTGTCCAGCTTCAGCGGAGGGAGCTTGGCCAGGTCGCCCATCTCCACGGCCGAGGCACGCCGCAGCTTGGCCAGCTTCTGGTCGCGCATGAGTCGACGGGTGATGGATGCCTTCTCGGCGAACTCTTTGAGCGTGACGGTCGCATCCATGGCAACCAGCGCGCCCTTGGCATCGGTCTGCCGGCTGGTGCCGGACAGTCGGGTGATCACAAACCAGCCCTTGTAGGCCCCATTGCCAAGAACGAACTGGCGGGCCTCGCGTGACCGTAGGGCGCTGTGCAGCTTGAGAAGCTCGGCCTCAGGGTCGCAGTAGCTGGCGTGGAACACGAGCTGGAAGGTGACCTCGTCCAGCTCGTCGCCGACCCACTGCAGGCGTGGCTTGTCCCCGACCCGCGCATGCTCCGCGAAGCTGGCGCCGAACTGCACGTCCAGGCCATCGAAGTAGGTGATCAGCTCGAATTCAACGTCACCGAGAACGGCGTACATCAGTTGCTCCTGCGCTCGCGCTGCTGCAGCACCCGGTCCATGAGGCGCTCCAGCTCCACCATGGACAGCTGCAGGCCCTCGACGACTGCGCCCTTGGCATCGCTGCCACCGGGCATCTGAATCACCGGGCTGAAATGAATGACCAGGCCGGCGCTGGCCGCGCCGCCACGACT